CCGACGTGGCGCTGGCCCGCGGCCGCCTGGTGCCCTGGGGCAGCGGCCAGGCCTTTCGCATCGACGCGCTCTAGGCCCGGCCCGCCATGGACCTGAGCAGCTTCACGCCGGCCTCGGCGCTCATCACCGTCGTCCTGCTGGCGCTGGCGCCCTTCGTCGCGGTGATGGTCACCTCCTTCACCAAGCTCGTCGTCGTGCTGAGCCTGTTGCGCAATGCGATGGGCCTGCAGCAGGTGCCGCCCAACGTCGTCATGAACGGGCTGGCGCTGATCCTGAGCATCTACGTCATGTACCCGGTGGGCGTGCAGATGCAGGAGAGCCTGCGCGACCTGCCCGCCGCCGGCAAGGCGTCCACCAGCCAGATGCTGGCAGCCGCCGACGCGGCCAAGGAGCCGCTGCGCGAGTTCCTCGTCAAGCACAGCCGTCCGCTGGAGCGCGCCTTCTTCCTGAAGACGGCGCAGCGCAGCCTCAAGCCCGAGCAGGCGCAGGCGCTGACGGACCGCGACTTCCTCGTCATCGTGCCGGCCTTCACGGTCAGCGAGCTGACGGTGGCCTTCGAGATCGGCTTCCTGATCTTCCTGCCCTTCCTTGTCATCGACCTCGTCATCTCCAACATCCTGATGGCCATGGGCATGCAGATGCTGTCGCCGACCACCGTGTCGCTGCCGTTCAAGCTGCTGCTGTTCGTGCTGATCGACGGCTGGGTGAAGTTGACGCACGGCCTCGTCCTCACCTACCAGACATGAAGCCCCTCGTCCAAGGAGTACCTTGGCCGGTCCTGCAGACCGCGCTGCGGCTTGCGCCACAGCCCTTCGGCAGGTACACGCCGCCCCCCGGGCGCCATGTGTCCGGCCTCAGCCTCCGTCGGGACGGCGATGCATGCGGCGTCGAGCCCCATGCGCATCGCCCGACGGGCCGGCTCGGGGCGGCCCGGCGCTCGTGTAAAGCGCCAATTGGTCTGAGGCATCACGTCAGATGGTTTGAGGCATCAAACCAAGTGACGCAAACCGCCGCCTAAACCTTGACGCAGTAGAGCAAGGCGACGTTGCGCGGCCGGGTCTCAGAGCCGGCGTTCGTCCCCGTCGCCAGGTTGAATGTTACGGACTCGGACCCCGGCCCCCCGCTGCCCAAGTGGTTGTTGGCTTGTCCGCCCTCGTCCCACATCGGCCAGCCGGTGGCATGGGTGTGGGGGCCAACCTCCGACGCCTGGCTGGTGCCCAGCTCGCGGCCGGCGTCCACGCCTCGGCCGAGATCCAGACCCCGCAGAAACTCACCCCGCAGGTCGGGCAACCGAACCTGGCCAGCCGGCGCCGCGCCCCAGGTGGTACCGAGCGCAGCCGCCAGCGCGGGGTAGGCCGAGGCGGCAAAGGTGCTGCCATCGGCCACCAGCCAACCGGTCGGCGCGGCCGCCAGCGCGAAGCCCTGAACCGCACCGGGCGGCACCGCGTTCGAGATCAGGCTCTTGATGGCCGCCAGCAGCTGCGCGTTGTTGGGCTTGGCGAGTACTGCACCCGTCGCCTCGACAACGTTGGCCAACTCCTCCTGGACCGCGTTGCACCAGTCGTCGGTCACCACGGTTGCCGGCGTGCCGACGTTCGGATCGCCTTCCGTGAAGTGGCCGCCAGGTGCTGCTGCAGGTCCGTCGATTCGATGCATCTCAATGCCCCTTTAAAGCGTCTGTGATCAGGTTGCGTAGGCGAACAAGACGCGCGTGTGCGCCGGCTTGTAGCGGTTGAACTGGCACTCCAGCACCTCATTGCTCCAGGCGCGCAATGGCTCGCCGACAGAGCCGGCGCCGACGCGGAAAGCGGTGACCGAGACCGGCGTTGGCACGTTGACCCGCCAGATGTGCGCCCACTCGTCGCCGGTGAAGCTGATGCCCGCGGCCGTCGCGGCGGCCGCCGAGGCGAACTCGTCGATCGTGATGCTGTAGCCCAGGCGCGCCGCCAGCTCGATGAAGAAGCGGCGGCTCTGTCCACCGACCGAGGTCAACCGGCCTTCCAGCGCCTGGCGCCGCTGCGCCACCGTCTGGTCGAGCGTGACGCACGGGTCAGGCAGGCCCACCACGCGCTCCCAGTCCGGCAGCAGCTCGGCGGTCGACGCGGGGTCGGCCTCGGCGAGCAGCTGGGCAGCGCGGGCGTCCAGGCGCGAGAACTCGACGGCCAGCGCGCCGACGAACCGCATCAGTTGAGACTGGGGGTCGCGCGGCCAGGCGGCGCCGGAGGGCAACAGCGCAGCAAGCGCGGCGCGGTACTCGTCTTCGGTGTGGCTGACCAGGCCGAACTGCTCGCGCAGCTGCAGAAGCATCGTCGTCTCCCAGATCAGATAGGCGCTGCCGAACGTGAGCAGCGCGCCGCCCTCGTCCGTGACATAGATGTGGTCATGGCCAAGCGCACTCATCACGCCCCTGGCGGGACAGGCCAGTCCACATTCGGCCAGGCCGGGTCGTCGGTCAGGTCGCGAAGCTTCTGCCGATGCGCGGCCCATGCGGCCACCTGCAGCTCGTCGAGCGGGGTATCGCGGCCTTGCGTCCAGTCGCTCTGCCGCAGCTCCTCGTTTCGGCGCGAGCGTGCGGTGGCTTCAAGAAGCTGAGCACTGGCGGGCGCGTCGTCCTCGACCAGCTCGCCGCCGAGCACGCGCCGGCCATCCGTGCAAACGCCCTCGCCAACCTCCAGGATGCCGAGGCCGTCGACCGCTGGCGGCTCCTGGCCTTTCGGCAGGTCCGACTTGAAGCGGATGACGCCGTCATCGGCGTAGTACACAAAGAACCGCCGCTCAATCTTCATCGCTTGCACCCGATTGCCACCAAGGACGTGCCACCGTTACCCACCAGCACGCCGCTGCCGTTTGAAAGGACCGAACCGAAGAAGCCGCTGGTCGACAGCGAGGCCCGCATCTGGACAACGATGCTTCCAGAGCCAGGGCTCGGCACAAACGTGACCATCGAACGATTGCGAGCGATGCTCTTCTCGTACAGCGTCCAGCTACGAACCGGCGTGCCGTTGACGACGAGCTGCACGCCCAAGGTCTCAATGAAATTGGTGCCGTTGTTGACCGCAGCCACGTCGGCGATGACCACGATGGGCCCGCCACCCGCGTCGATGGACACAGACAGCAGCGTCACCCATGACGTGCCGCTCAACGTCACGTCGGAACTCAGCTCCGCACCCGCGGGCACCGTCACCGCATTCGCAGCGATCTTGAGCGTCTCGACGGTCAGGTCGCCGATGCGAGCAGCCGGCACCCGCAACGTGTTGACGCCGTTGACCAATCCCACTTCAAGCAATTGGGCCGGAGACGCGTTCAAGTCGCTGGACGCGACGAACAGAAGTCGGTCGGCCTGGATGATCAGCTCAGAGGCGCCGGTGCCGTCGTTCGAGGCGGTGGAGGCCAAGCCGACATAGCCGAGGACCGGGCGCCCGTCGCTGCGCGTCGCGACCGTCTTGAAGACGTACTGGGAACGCACGCCGCCAGGACCGCTGACCGCCGACTGCAGCGAATCCACCGAGCCGCCAAGAATGACCAGCGGCCCGACGTATTCGGTGCGAAGGGTCGATGCCAGCGTGGCCGACGCGGAGTCGGATTGCGCCTTTGTGTAGGCATACGTCAGCGCCGTCGCCAACGACGAGTGGATGTCGCCGCCCGGGTTCAGCCGGTTGTTGATGGGGTTGAACTCGCTGCGCAGGGTCGACGCAGAGCTTGCGATGGCGGCGTCGGACTGCGCCTTGGTGTAGGCGTAGGTCGACGCGTTCGCGAGGGCCGTGGCAATGTCGCCCGAGTCGAGGCGCGCCTTGATGGCGTTGTCGGCGTTGGTGAACGAGCTGGTGAGCGAGCTGCTAGCCGATGCCAAGGCGCTGTCGACCTGGGCCTTGGTGTAGGCATAGGTCGATGCACTTGCAATGGCGCTAGCAATGTCGCCGCCCGAGTCGAGGCGCGCCTTGATGGCATTGTCGGCGTTGGTGAACGAGCTGGTGAGCGTTGTCGCCTGATCGGCCAATGCGCCGTCCACGGCCGCCTTCGTGTAGGCGTAGCTGTTGGCCGTCGCCAGCGAGGTGTAGATGTCGCCGCCCGGGTTGAGCCGGCTGTTGATGGGGTTGAACTCGCTGCGCAGCGTCGTGCCCAGCGTGGCCAGCGCCGAATCGCTCTGCGCCTTGGTGTAGGCGTAGGTGGCGAGCGAGGCCATGCTGGTGGCGATGTCGCCGGTGTCCAGCCGCGCCGTCACCGTGTCGATGCGCGTACCCAGCGCCCCGTCGCGGTCGCTGCTGGCGGTTGCCTCGTTGTTGATGCGCGTGTTCAGCGTGCTGTCGCCCGCCTGGAAGCTGGTGGTGAGCGAGCTGGCCGACGCGGCGACGGCGCTGTTGGTCTCGGCTTTCGTGTAGGCGTAGCTCAGCGCAGTGGCAATGGCGCTGAAGATGTCACCGGAGTCCAGGCGGGACTCCACCGTGTCGACGCGCACGCCGATGGCGTTGTCGCGGTCGACGCTCAGACCGACTTCCGTGGTGATGCGCGAGTTGACCGTCTCGTCGCCCTCTTCGTAGGCGGCCACGATCGTGGTCTGCAGATCGTCGATGGCGGTGCTGATCGCCGTGGCCCGCGCCTCGGCCTCCTCGAGGAGTGCGTCCTGCCGTGCCTGCGCCTCGCTGGCCAGGCGCGCATTCACGCTGTTCTCGGTGTTCACGTCGGCCGTGATCAGGTCAAGCGCGGCCTGCAGATCCGCATGCAGCTGGCCGATGTCGATCCTGCCCGCCAGGTCATCCAGCAGCGCGTCCACGTCGGCCCACGGCTGGCCTTCGCCGATGCCGGTGATGATCGCCTTGAGCCGCGCGCCGACCGTGCCCGCCGGGTAGTCGATCAGCGAGTTGAAGGCCACGGTGCCGGCGCCGCGATCGGGGCGAGATGCGTCGGCCAGGTCGGCCAGGAAGGCCACGACTTCACGGCGCACACGCAGCCGCAGCCGCTGCTGCACCGCGTCGTCGAGAAGCATGATGCCGTCGTCTTCGGTCAGGCGTCTGGTTTGCAGCAGCGTCGCCATGTCAGCTCCAGGTGATGGTGCCGATCACTGGCATCTCGCCCGGATCGTGGTCGACATCGGCGCTCGGTGAAACCAACACGTTGTTGACCTCGCCCGCCGCGACGCTGATCGCCTCGCGCAGATGGCTCAGCAGGATGGTGCCGCCTGGCATGGCCTCGCGCTGCAGCACGTCCGTCAGCTCGGCCGTGACCGCGTTGCGCACGGCCAGCGTGTTGGGCGTCAACTGGATCGTCATGTTCAGTGGCGCGGCTGTGGGCGCCTCGACGGTCACCTGAGCGCAGACGGGCCGCAGATCGTCGATGTAGTCCTGCACGGCTTCCACCTCGGCCGCGTCGGGAATCAGGCTTGCGTCGTTGTCGCGCACGAAGCGGACCACCACGGTGCCCGGCCCGTTCTCCAGCGGGTAGACCCATGCGCGGGTGACGCCGGCCACCTCCAGCGCCCAGGCCTCGTAGTCGCTCTTGGCGCCGCCCATCGGCGGCTGCTGGATGCGAGCCAACACGCGGCCGCGCAGCGCCTCATCGCTCTCGCGCTCGGCGCCTTGCGTTAGGCCGCCGGCAGCGACGAGGGCCAGGCTGTTGACGCCGCTTACCGGCGCGACGAACGCCATGCGCGTGGCCACGTCGGCATTGCCTGCCACGCCGGCCACCAGCGCGGCCACCGGCACCTGGGCGGCACCGGCCGCGATCACGGCATCTGCAGTGGTGGTGTAGCCCACGCCATCGCTGCGCTGTAGCTGTGTGCCAGCGGGCACCGTCACGCCGTTGGTGCCCGTCACGTCGACCAGGCCGGCGGCGAAGGACGCGGGCACGCGCAGCACGCCCCAGATGCCCGCGTAGCGGTCCAGGAACACCGTCTCCGCGGTGTCGACCATCAGCTGCCTCGCCAGCCACTCCAGGTAGCCATAGACGCCATGCACCGCGCCCGCGTGCATGCGGCCGATGACAGCCAGGTTGCTGCGGCGCAGGCGCGCGTCGGCGCCAGGCAGGCCAGCCTCGATGTCCGAAGCGGCCCGCGCCATCAGATCAACCAGCGAAGGACGAGCAAACGGCATTTACAGCCCTTTCCAGAAAGACTCGAATCGAAACTGCACGACCGGCTTGGTGCTGCGGGTGATCGACACGGACAAGGCCAGCACCTCGCCGGCTGCCTCCGCCACGACGGACACGCCGCGCGCCACGCCGTCGTCGACCAGCCACTGCAGCGCTTCGCGTGCATACAGCTCGGCGCGGCTCAGCACCGCCGGGGTGCGCTTCTCGCGAGCCAACAGCCACAAGCGCGAGCCGATGCGATCACTGGCCACCTCGGCGAATGCGTCGGCCCACCAGCCACGCCGCGCGGTGCTAGCCACCTCGGCGTCGCCAGCGTCAGCCAAGCGATCGGTGAAGAGACTGAGGATGACCGCCGTCTCCAGGCCCTCGTCGTCGTCCAGGGACGGCCCGGCCAAGCGCCAGTCGCCGCCCAGGTCAGTCCAGATGGTGCGGATGTCAGCCATGCGTCACATCCCCGGCGTCGACAGCGACGCGGTCCCGTTCTTGTGGCTGTTGAACGTGCTGCGCATGCCGGCCATCGTCTTGGCGCCACCCTGGTCGGCCACGTCCCCGGCGGCGGTGATGTCCGCGCCGGCCGTGATGCCGGCGCCCGACGCGATCGCGCCGTCGACGTGCAGATCTGCGTTCAGCTCGGCATGGCCGTCGACCTGCAGCGCGCCGCGCACGATCAGGTTGCCGCTGCACTCCACCAGCGGTGCGGTGATCTGCACCTTGGTGGCCGCCAGAACTTCGATGGTGCCGCCGCGCTTGATGACGATGTGGTCGCCTTCGTCGGTGTAGATCGCGACCTCACCTTCGGCCAGGCCCTGCAGCCGGTACCGGCGGTCGTCGATGGCGATGACGATGGCATGGTCGCGGCTGCCGGCGACGCAAACGGCCACGGCTTCAGCGCCTGGCTTCGGGTGGCTGGTGAAGCCGTAGTTTTGGAAGCGCTCCACGTCGCCGCGCAGCTCGTCGGCCAGCAGCGCGATCTGCACGCTCTGCAGCTTGGTGTTGTCGTCCACGAGCTGCAGCACGGCGCGGCCGACCATCAGCTGCACGCGCTGGGCGAGCGGGCGCATGACGCGCTGCAGACCGGCGATCACTTGACGCCTCCGGTCGGGGTGTCCCAGAACTTGCCGGCGCCGTCCACCTGCTTGATGGGCAGCAGCGTGTAGGCGTCGGCGCGCGTGAGCGTCAGCGTGGTGGTGCTGCCTTCGGTGTCCGACAGCCCGAACTCGGCGGACACCAGCAGCAGCTCGGCGTGCAGGTGCAGCGGCTCGGCAAGAACGTTCACCAGCGCGTTCGGCGCCCAGACGCCGCCCGGGTGCCGCCACCCTTGCACCGTGGCCTTCACGGTGAGCGAACGCGCGGCGCGGATGTTGACCTCCCACTGCGCGCGCTGCTGCAGCGTGGCGCCGATGTCGGGCGAGTCGGCGGTGATCAACAGGGGACGGTACCGGGTCATGCCGCCGTCACTCGCGGCCGCCGCGACATGGGCGGCCGCGCTGCCGTTGAAATAGTCGCTACCGGGCGCCTGGCCCTTGAGCAGATAGTCCCGGTACCGGTCCTTCCAGTCTGCCGTGACCGAGCAGCGCAGCAGGTTGACGCCCAGCTCCAGCGGCGTAGCCACGCGGGCATTGCCGGCCCGCGTGATCAGCAGGCCGCCGGTGCCGTCGCTGATGACCAGGAGGGCACGGATACGGGCCGCGCGCGTGATCGCCTCGAAGACCGTCTCGCCCTCCTGCAGGGCAAAGCTCGTGAGCGCCTGGCCGGTGTTCACATCGGCGCGCACACGCACGCCGAACGGTGCGGCCAACTCGGCCGCGATCTGCTCGATGCGCAGGCCGCGCCACTGGCCAGACTTGCGCACCGCGCTGCAGTCGATCAGGTCGGCCGTGGAGTCTCGGCCGGCCACACTGACCGTGTGGCTGCTGCTGTCGATGCTGGCCTCCACCTCGTCGACATAGCCCGTGATCACCGTCTCGCCGCCGATGGTGATCTCGCAGCTCTCACCCGGCCGCACCTGGCGGTCGACGCTGAGACCTGGCCAGCGCTCGGACACTGCCAGCGAGAAGCTACCCGCACCGTGCTCCATGCTGCGCGTCACGCGCACCGACTCCCAGCCCGCATGGCTGCGGCCGCCGGCCAGCAGCTCCAGCACGTCAGCCATTGATGAGCACCTCCAGCGGCACCGCACCGGGCACGAACAGCGGATGGCGCACACGGTTGCGCGTGAGCAGCTCGGCCTCGCGCGTGGCATCGGCGTACAGCTGCTGTGCCAGCGCCAGGCTGGGCTGGGTGGCCTGCGGCGTCCAGGCCACCAGGCGCGCCAGGTCGGCGCCGCGGGCGGCGATGTCGCGCACGACGGCGGAGCGCAGGCCGCGCAATGCGTCGTAGACCTCGTCCGCGGTCCCGGCCTGCTCCATAACCTCGGTCAGCCCGTCGACCAGCTCGTCGCGCGCAGCGATGGCGGCCTGGTAGCTGTCGAACTCGACGCGTGCGGCGGCCCGCGCGCCCTCTGCCAGCGCCGCCACGCGCACCAGGCTGAGCAGCTCGGCCTGGTTGTCCGCCTGCGCCTTGCGGCTGGTCGTGGCCGGCACGATGAGCGGCAGGTCGGCGCCGAAGCGGTACAGCGCACGCGCCAGGCTGAGCGAGTCGGCCGGCGTCTCCGCGACGCCGCGCACCAGCGCCTTGATGTTGCCCACCAGCGCTTGCGCGGCCGAGGCCGGCGCGTAGATCAGGTCGACCAGGTCGCGGCGCTGCACGTCGATGTCGCGCTGCAGTTCGGCGATCTTGTGTGCCGCGCCCCGCACCAGGCCGACCGCGGACTGGATGCCGGCGAGCGCCTGTTCAAAGATGCGGCCGCTGGCCTGGGCCACGAACGCCGGCTTGCCCTGCACGCTGTGGCGGCGTTCGAAGTTGCTTTGCTTCGCCTGCTCGGCGTAGTCGGCCTTGGCCACGACGGTCGCAGCGGTACTTTCGGCCGCCGTGGTGAAGACGTTCTCACCAGCCTCCACCAGCGTGATGCTGAACGTCGCCTTCCCACCCTCTGCGGTGCTCTCGCTGATCTTGCAGTCGGTCACCGTGCATTGCATCTCGCCCAGGTAGGGATGCACCAGCTTGCCCGAGCCGGGCATTTCGACCGCCTCCGCGAGAAGGTCTCGGGCCACCATGTAGCTCGGACCAAGAACGTAGGCCGCCAGCGTGATCGAGCGCGCCTTGCGACCCAGATCCTCCGCGAACGGCTTGTCGCGCTGCGGGTACTCATGCACCTGCACACGACGGCCGATGTTGGTTTCGTGGCCATCCACGAAGAACGGCACTTCACGGAAGCTCGCAGGCTGCAGCTGATCGCGCCAGGTCGTCATGGCATCCCCATCGCGGCGCCGCTGTACACGTCGAAGTCCACCACGCTGCCCGGCGCCTTGCGCATCTCGCGCACGCGGGGCTTGCCGTCAGCGTCGATCTCGATCTTCAGCGTGCCGCCCAGGTTGGCGCGGAAGGGGCTGCCTTCCGGCGCGGCGACGATGCTGGGGCGGATTGCGCCCGTCGTGACCGGATATGGCTGGTCGGCGCCGCTTTTCATCCAGTCGGGAATCCAGCCGCCGATCTTGTTCTTGGCCCAGTCGAACTTGGCGACGATGCCGTCCCACAAGTCCTTGAACCACTTCTTGATGGGCTCCCAGTGCTTGTAGACCAGGTAGACCGCGCCAGCGATAGCGGCCACGGCCGCCATGAACCATCCGACCGGCGTCATCGCCACGGCCGCGCCGACCGTCCAGAAGGCCCGCGCCAACAGGCCCAGCGCCCAGACGCCCTTGCCCACGATGGCGGATGACACCATCACGATGATGGTGTCCCAGCCGCCGAACAAGTCGGCAACGAAGGTCGCCTTCTCGACCAGCAGGCCGATCGCGCCCGCGATGGCCGCGAGGTTGGCGAGCAGCTGCGGCAACTTGTCCAGCAGCTTGCCAATGCCGGCGCCGATCTTCTCGGCGAAGGCGGCCCGTCCTTCGGCACCCATCTCGGTGAACTTGCTCACCAGACGCTCAATGCCCGGCAGCGCCGCGCTCGTGAGCGTGGCGAGGAAGCCATTGGCGCCGAACACCATGCGATCCAGCGAGTCCGCCGCGTCACCGAAGCGGCCGGCCATCTCGGCGCTCACCACGCCAGCCCTGTCGGCCTCGGCGTACAGCGCCTTGAAGGCACCGCTGCCCTGGTTGAGCATCTGGATCATCTCGGCGCCGCCACGGCCCATCAGCGCGCGGGTGAGCTGGATCTTCTTCTCGGCGTTCTGGCCAGCGTTGCCGACCTTCTCGAACTTGTCGGCGATGGCCTCGAACACCTGCGCCGCGTTCATCTTGCGCAGCTGGCTCATCTCAAGGCCGGCGCGCCTGAAGTTCAGCTGCATCTCTTTGCTGCCGCTGAGCGCCTCGGCCATGTTCTGCGACAGGAACTGCAGCGACGAGGCCATCTCCTCCTGGCTGCTGCCGCTCATCTGGGCGGCATAGCCCATGCGCTGCAGCTGCTCGATGGGCACGCCGAGCTTCTTGGCGCTGTCCTGCAGCTGGTCGATGCGGCGGATGGTTTGCACCAGGCCGGCCACGACGCCACCGGTGGCGGCGGTGGCGAGCAGCGGTAGGTTGCCGAAGCGCTCGCGCAGGCGGCCTGTGGCGGCACCCAGGCGATCGATGCCGCTATTTTCCGCCAGGCTGTTGATGGATGCCCGGAGCTTGCGGTACGGCGCGGCCGCGCGGTCGACGGCCTTGTTGATGCCGGCCAGCTTGGCGGTGACACGGTCAACCGCGTCGATGGTGAACTGCAGCTTGAGCATCGTTCCTGTGTCCCTTCAACCCTTGTTCTCTGACCGCTTGATGCGCAAGGCCTGGTCATGCCAGGCCTGCAGCTCGTCCATCGTCAGCGCGTCGATCTCGCTGAGCGGCCAGTGAAAGACGTAGGCCACCTCCGCCATCACCTCAATCAGGTTGGGAGGGACACCCCGAAAAAATCGCTGGCGATGTCCGAGGCCTTGACGAAGTCCGCAGCGTCGAGCAGGTCGACCGTCGACGGCGGGATGCGAGCGCAGGCGCTGATCAGGGCGGCGATGAACTCGCCGGTACCCTTGTCCTTCGCGTTCAGCAGCTTGCGGGCAGCGGCGCCCTGTAAACGCTTGAACGTCAGCTCCGTGATGCACTCGGTCACTTCGCCGGCCTTGTTCTTCAGCTCGATCGGCACGAGGAGCGTGTGGACATCCTCTTGCTTCAGCTCGGTGGCTTGGTTGTCGGTCATACGCCCATCTCCTCCAGCGGGTCGCACGCAAACTTGAGCGCGAGCTTGCCGTCAGCGCCCGAGGTGACCTCCAGCGCATCCGTCACGAAGGCGTTGCGGCCGACGTAGGTCTGGCCGGTGTCGAGTTCGAGCGTCAGCGTGGCATCGGTGATGTCCTTGAGCTGCGCCAGGCTCATGCCCTCGGTGATCGGCACCTCGCACTCCACCTCGCCGGGCTCCGTGGCCTCGCTGTAGCCGATGAGCTTGTTGTTGCCGACCACGGGCGTGCGCTTGTTGCCGCCCAGCTTCCATTTCGGGCCGGGCAGCGATTCCAGCAGGGCGCCGTCAAGCTTGATGTACACCCGCGAGTGCGTCATGGGCATGGTTCAGTCCTCTTTCTCGTCCACCATCACGAATTGGCCGGCGCGGACCTGCACGGTCACCGAGTCACCCGGCTTGAGCACGTGGCGCACCTCGTTGTCCTGCAGGTCGCCTACGGTGACCACCACCACCGACAGGCGCTTGGTAGAGCCTTCGGTGTCATCGTTTCGAATCGTCGTTTGCATCGCGTTGGAAGTCCTTTCGCCTCGGCGAAAAAGGGTCAGAGACGGAACTGCACCTGCGCCGCGAAGACGCGGAACTGGTTGATCACGTCGGGCGGGATGACCGCGTCGACGCGGTTGGGGTCGGTGCTGCTGCGCTGCACGAGCAGGTCGCGCTTGAACTGCTCCAGGCCTTCGGCCAGGCCGGCGTCCATCCAGTCCATGAACAGCGCCACCAGCTCGGCGCGGATGACGTTGGGCGTCACGATGGCCTGGCCGGGGCCGTACTGCGTGCCGTCGTTCGCCAGCTTGTGGCGCGGGAACTTGGTGGCGATCCGCGTGCGCACCGTGAAGCGGAGGTAGGCCAGCGTGCGCATCGTCTCGATGTCGAGGTAGGACGTGTCGTCGACGCCGTACGCGTTGGTCTGGTACGTGGTGATCAGCCGCTCGATGAGCACCGAGCCGCCCGCATCGACCAGCGCCGTGCTGACGCCGTCGAACAGCGCCAGGTTGCGCTCGTCGCGGGTCCAGCGGTCGGCGATGGCGGGCGGCAGCACGCCGGGGAGCCGCAGCGTTTGGCGCGGCCGCGCCGGATCTGGCTCGAACGCGTCGACGCCGGCCACGACAGCGGCCCAGACATACGGCGGCGTCGGGCTCTTGCCGGCACCCATGATGGACAGATGCGGGCTGTTGCTCGTGGCGCCCAGCGTGGTGGCCGCAGACAGCGTGCCGGCCACGGCCGCGAAGGCCTGGCCTTCCTTCTGGACCAGCGGGCCCCAGCGCAGCGCCAGCAGCGCCTCGATCTTGCCAAGGTTGGACGCGTCGGTGTAAGGCACCGCGATGGTGTTGTACTGCTCGTCGCCGATGGCGGTGATGGCGGCCTGCACGTCCGGGTTGCCGGTGCCGCTGCTCATCGCGGCGATGGCCACGGTGAGGCCCTTGGGCGTGCGCTCGCCGCTGAAGTAGTTCGTGCGCACGTCGATGGTGTTGCCCACCTCGCCCTTGTGGCGCGACGACAGCGTCACCACGGCGCCGGCCACGCCGGCCGTGACGGGCAGCGTGGTGTCGGCGTTCACGGCCGCGCCGAGCGCCGTGGCCAGCGCGGCCGCCGTGGCGCCGCTGGCCACGGCGATCTGCACCACCTGGCCGCCGACGTACAGGTTGAGCGTGCCGCTCTCGGTCGGGCTGCCAGACAGCGTCACCGTGCTGGTGGCGGCCACGCCCGCGCCGTTGTCGTCGAGGGCCACGGCCCAGCATTCGGTGTAGCTGTTGGCACCCTTCAGCGCCGCCAGCATGGCCGTCAGCATGGCACCGCGGCCGAACGAGGCCTCGGCCTGCGCCGCGCTGAGGATGCGCG